AAGGGCCAGGTGTTCACTTGTATTCCTCCCGGCGTTTGTTCAGACGCTCAATCCTTGACAAGTTGTAGGACACCACCGACTGCGCGTACTCTGCCGCCGTTTCCGCTTCCAGCTTGGACAGGTGCGCTTGCGCCAACTCGGCTGCAATCATTTGCAACGGCGTTGGCTGCTTGAATAGGTCTAGTAATTTTTTCATGTTGTTGCATCCAATCTTGATCATCTTTTTCTTGCAGTTCAAAGACTGCTTGTCCTATGCGGCTCATGGTGTGTTTCCTTGTTTGAGCAGTTCCATCCTTTCTCTGTTAGTCCGCAAAGTGCAGTAGCGTTGATGGATACGCTCCAGCATGGACACCCGCTTGTGCTTGCTACGCTCTTCATTAAGCAAGGCCAGCAACTCTGCCTCGTTGTAATCAGGCAAATTACTCTGAAACTTTCGCCAAGTAAGCATTAATTTTTTCCTCCAGTTCTGTGATCCTTGCAGTCACCTTGTTGTAAGCCCGACTCGCACTGTTGTGCGTCCGGGTGCGAATAGCCAGTTCAGCCTGCGCTGCCCTGAGTTTTGCCCTGAGTTGTGTAAGTTTGTTCATGTTCTAAAGTTTATCACCGTTTTATTGTTTGTCACTATTTCTTTTCAGCATCATTGCTGAAGCCGAGCCGTCGTCAATCACAATCCAGCCGTTTTCCTGTGGTGCAATAAACTTGGCGTCAATCAGTTTGTTGATGTATGGTGCCTTGCCATCAATCAAATTGCGCCGTGATCCAGCGGCGACTGACTTGGGAAATGCTGCAAGGCCATTAGTCACTGCGTAGTCGCGCATTACTGATTGCGTTATGTATGGAGCACCGCCACGGTCTTCTGCGCCAGAACCCCACCATGCTTTTTCAAAGTCCGAAAACATTTCGCCATCGCTCTTTTGCTTGGACTCTGGCACTTCGCCCTTGACCACTACCGCGCTAGTAACTTGTTCGCCGTCCTCATCCAGCCAACCGGGTATCGGCACCGATAAAAGATCAACGTAGACCGGCGCGGCCATCTCGGCGTCTTTGCTCTTGCGCTGCACAATCTCAATGGACTTGTCGGCCTTGGCAGGCACCACGCTAATTTCAATGTCCAACGCGCCACGCCATGCAGAACTGCCTCGCGCCCGGTGCTGGGCTTCTTCGCTTACCCCTGTATGGTGGACTAGGATCACTGTGCAGTCAAACTCCAGCATGAGTGCCGCGCAGGCGTCTAGCATGGTCTTAGCGTCCTGTGCGCTGTTCTCATCGCCAGCCATGAATCGGTGCAAGGTATCAACAGTGATCACATCAGGCTTGATCTTCAGAGCCCTCACAGCCTCGACCACCTTCAAGTATCCGGCACTGGTGTTGAGGTCTACACCGGACTTGCTGACCCACATATTTAAGTTGCTGACGCCGTTATGGTGCTTCCATGCTGCTATCCGTGAGCGTAGGCCATGATGCCCTTCGCCAGCCAGGTACACCATGTTGCCGGGTCTGATCTTGTGGCCGAACCATGTCGGCTTGCTGGCTGCAATGTGCAGCATCCAATCTAGCGTAACAAAGGTCTTACCGCCGCCACTAGGGCCATGCACCATAACCAATGCCTTGTCCTGTATCCAGTGCTTCACAAGCCACGCAATCGGCGCTGGCTGCGCTGAAAACCCGTCTGCATGGATAAGGTAGTCGGTGGCAACAATGGGCTTGAGCAGCAAGGCCAAGTCATGTCCAGCTTGTACATAGTCGTTAGCGTCACCCGGCACTGGCGGCATAGTCATGCGAACCCCATACTTGGCGCTGGCCTGCTCTGCGTAGCGTTGCCCCACACCGCTTGCGTCATGGTCGGCAACAATGCAAATGTCAATCGCTGTGTGCGCCGCCTTGAGGATGCCGGTCACCGGCACAAGGTTGCTGGCGCTGTATGCCACCGCGCAGGGCTTGCCGGTTGTCTCCGCTATGGTCGCGGCAGTGGCAAAGCCCTCTGCAATGTAGAGCGTATCAGCGTCATCCATACTGCCAACCGTCCAGTACATGCTGCCGGTCTGACCACCTGGGTGATACAGTTTGCCGCCTTGGTGGTCTATGTACTGGATGCTGGAGAGTTCGCCGTCTGAGTTGTACAGTGGCACCATCAACCTGCCGTCACCTGTGATCCTCGCGCCGTGCGGCTTGATGCCCTTGCGCTGTAAATATGGATGCTCGGGGCTTGCTGCGCCTGCCTGCGACCATATCAGGTCAACGGTGTTGGCGGCAACCTCGCGGGTTTTTGCTTGCTCTGCATCGCGCTGCGCCTTAGCCTCTGCCAATCGGCGGGACTGCGCCATTTCTTCTACTTGCGTCAGGACTCGACCTATCTGTGCTTTCCACAAAAGTTCAACGCCTGATCGCCAACACCCAAAGCGCCCTGCTGGAACACCGTCACTAAAGGCTATGTACCAACCGGGTTTGCTATGGCCTGCCTCGCCCCTAGTGCCACTCTGAAAGCGGTGCAACTTGCCGTCAAGGTGGATGATGTCCGGTGGCTTTAGCCCTGCGCCAAGCATGGCGTCTTTGAGTTGTGTTTCGGGGGCGTCTATGTGTTTGGGTGCTGGTGGGAACCACTCGCCACCAAAGATACTTACTAAGTCGGTCATCTTTTTTAATCTTTCGTCAAAAAGTTGTTGACACTGTATCACGCCATCGTGTTAAACTGCAAGCACGCTTCGAACTGAGTCCAGACGGAAGCGCAACCAGAAGGAGAAAGCCACATGGCTATTTCGTTGAAACGCACCAGCGGCCTCAGTGCCAATGGTGTCAAGCTGCTTGTCTACGGGCAAGCAGGATCGGGCAAGACAAGCCTGATTAAGTCCCTGCCGAACCCCGTCGTATTGTCAGCGGAGGGTGGTTTGCTGTCTATTCAGGACGCAGACCTGCCTTACTTGGAAATCACCAGCATGGAAGACTTACGCGAGGCTTACAGCTGGGTGCTGGAGTCAGAGTACAAGAGCGTGGCGCTGGATTCAATCAGCGAAATCGCTGAAGTCTGCTTGAACCACGAAAAGAAGGTCAACAAAGACCCCCGCGCTGCTTACGGCGCAATGCAAGAGCAGATGGCAGACATCATCCGGGCGTTCCGCGACCTGCCAGAGCGTCATGTCTTGATGACCGCTAAGCTGGAGAAGACCCAAGATGAGATGGGCCGGGTGCTGTACAGCCCATCCATGCCGGGTAACAAGACCGGCCAGGCGCTGCCCTACTTCTTTGATGAAGTGCTGGCGCTGCGGGTTGAGAAAGACGCAGAGGGCAATACCCAACGCGCCTTGATGTGCGACAGCGACGGCCTGTGGCTGGCTAAGGATCGCTCTGGCAAGCTGGCTGCATGGGAAGCACCTGACCTTGGCGCAATCATTGAGAAGATCGGCGGTGTGGAATGAGTTCGTTACGGGAACAATTGTTGGCAGCAATTGACGCGCGATTTGAAATTAACGATAAGGCAATGAAATCAGACCGTGCTTTCTGGAAAGCTAAAGCTGCATTAATGAAAGCCGAGCATGAGCAATTAAAAAATGAATTAGTTTGGCGAGAAGCCACTCAAGAAATTGAACGTATCAAAGAATTGATTTTGAAAGGGGCAACAGCATGAAACGCGCAATGGAGTTCTTTTATAGCCCTACACACGCCACAAGCATTTCTGCCTTTGGTGCAAATGAAGATGCCCCGGCAAGCCTGCTGGTTAACGCTAGCCCACCGGGCGCGACGATAAGCCTGCACTTGACTATCTTGCAGTCCGAGGAGTTGAGGGACATGCTCAATAAAGCGCTGGTTTGGATCAAAAACGAAAGCAAAAAGGAGACACTGGCATGAACACCATTTATCAACGTTGGCTCAACGCCAAGAAATTGGAAGCCGCTGCGGTGGCCGAGCGCCGGGAACTTGAAGACGAAATGGTCAAAGAGTTCTCACTGCCCAAAGACCTCGACGGCACTGTCAACCAAGAGGTTGACGGTTACAAGATCAAGATTGAAGGCCGCATCAACAAGAAGATTGACGCCGACAAGTTGCAAGTTCTGGCGTCGGAAGCCGGTCTGTCGGAACACTTGTCCAGCCTGTTTCGCTGGAAGCCCGAGATTAATGCACGGGTCTGGAACGCTGCCTCTGACGCTGTGACCGCACCGCTGCTCGGTGCTATTACGTCCACCCCCGGACGCCCCACTTTCACAATCACAAAGGAGTAAACATCATGGCATTTTTGGATGAAGAATACAGCGTGGATACGCTGCCCCAAGGCACCAGCAATTTTGAGCCACTGCCGGAGGGTTGGTACAACGCCGCTATCACTGGTGCGGAAATCAAGGGTACTAAGGCGGGTGATGGCAAGTACATTGCTTGCAAGTACACCATCACCGGGCCATCGCATCAAGGACGGGTGATATTTGGCAACTTGAACATCAAGAACGCCAGCACCAAGGCCGAGGAAATCGGCAGGCAACAGCTTGGCGAAATTATGAGGGCCATCGGCTTGGCTAAGGTGTCGGACACCGACCAGTTGATCGGCGGCAACTTGGGCATCAAGCTGATCGTAAAGACTGGCGAGTACGCCGGTAACGAGGTCAAGGGCTACAGGGCGATTGGTGGTGTGGCCCCGGCTGCGGTGGCACCGTTTAAGCCTATGGGGTCTGTTGCTGGTGCGCCTGCGGCACCGGCCAAGTCTGCGCCACCTTGGGCTAAGAAGTAAAAAAAAGACCCCGCTGATTAAGGCGGGGTCAATCCAACTTAGGATT